CAACACGGGGTCGACTTACGCTTCGTTGTATACCGAATGGCCCTTTGCCTAAGAGCCACTGAGCATCCTCGAATGCCGCCAGCAAGAAACGCAATCATCAACCCGGAAGGGTTGTAATTCCTGCGCACCTGCTCCTTATAGGTCCAACAATGCCCACCAATGATCAGGAACTCCCACTTCTGGGGTACTGACGCATGGTAGGATATTAGACCATTACGCGTAGACTTGTATTTCTTGAGCCTAGCGTAGTCAACCGGAACGTGAATACCGGCTGAGTCGTCCTCATCTGGCGGAACAAAACGCCTTAGAGGATTGCGTACCCCGGTTAAGAGTAGCGCAACAGTACAAGGCAGAGAACAACCTGTCTTAGTACTCCAACGGTTAAGGTTGTTGATAGCGACAAAAAGGTCCTGCTCAGTGCGAAGAGATTTGATATAAACACCTCTCACATTGATGCCGTCGATGTAGTCGGCACCGCAGGATTCCCTAAACCGACCCTCAACAAAGGTCTTATCCGTATTAACAATAAAACCTAGGAGGTGTAAAGTCCTAAGAACCAAGCGCGTCGCTTCAGGAACAACGATGATATCATCACCGAAGACCCCGAAGTTACGCGACTCGGCAAGGCCACGCCCTTTAAGGGGAATGCCCAAGTATTGATAAACGGACTGTACGACCGAGCAGAAGATAGCCGTCATCAATGGGAATGTAAAACCATTTCCCATAGTCGAGACCATGTTCAACTCAACCCTCTCTCCGTTTGGGAGAGTAGTAGTAGGCGACCTTAAAGTCATCAACAAGGCAAAAAGAGACCTTGGAAGAATGACCTTCAAAACATCAATCGCCATACTATCTGACGCTGATTCCAGATCGATGGTAGAAAAGCTTCCATCGATGGAGCCAGCGCGGGCCAAAACCCGATTGACATAAGGCTGAGATCCACGCTCGTCACGACGCCACCAGGCGCCGCGCAAAGGTGTAGTCCCATTAATGTCAACCCCAAAGCGACCGCGCAAGCGGTCCTCTAGGATAGCACCCAGACCGAGCTGAAACCACATATTAATACTCGGCTCGGTACAGATGCCTCGGGCAATAGTCGTGGTTTTATTCACGAAGCTATACTTGCTTGAGTCTACTACGGTGATCCCGTGCAGTTGATTTCGGTGCCTTTCGGCATCGTCAGTCAGCGCGGTCATGGAAACACACCGCCCCCAAACAATGGGGAGATCTGAGGTGGCAGTTAGGGTGCTATCCATCATCTTAGTGTAAAAGTCGGTATCCCGAGCACCCAAAGAGGCGCCCGGGCCGGCACGACCACGAAGAAAAATCTCGCGGTAGTCACTAACAAGAGGAGCATATCGATCAGGCGACGATTCCTCGTCGCGAAACCAAAATGCATGAAGAGCGGTTTTAACGCCTTCAACAAGCATCTCATCCTGGCTAAACTCATACGGAATCTCATAGCCTTTACACCGTTCATTGACCGCACGAAATTTCTTAAGCGCGGCAGTGCAAGCGGGCGGAAGAGGTTTATCCGTTCCCATGAATTTCTTCATGAGAC